CGATATTTAATGGACTTAAAGAAATTATGTATGACACCTCAATGACTACCGAAGAGATTTTAGAAATTTCTAGTGTTATTAATAGGGGGGTTGTTGAATCAGGGAAAGCAAAAAAAGAGATGATTGAAGCAAACCTTAGATTAGTAATTTCTATTGCAAAAAAATATACAAATAGAGGGCTTCAATTTTTAGATTTAATTCAAGAGGGGAACATAGGTCTCATGAAAGCAGTGGACAAATTCGAATATAAAAGAGGATATAAATTTTCGACCTATGCTACATGGTGGATAAGACAAGCAATAACTAGATCTATTGCAGACCAAGCAAGAACAATTCGGATTCCTGTTCATATGATTGAAACTATAAGTAAATTAGTAAGAGTATCTAGACAAATTTTGAATGAAAATGGGGTTGAGCCTCAGCCTGAAGAATTGGCATCAAGATTAGGAATGCCGATTGAAAAAGTAAGAAAAGTTTTAAAAATTGCTAAAGAACCAATTAGTCTAGAAACCCCAGTGGGCGACGAGGACGATAGTCACCTTGGCGACTTTATTGAGGATAAGGCTATAAAGCTTCCCTTAGATGCAGCAATTCAAAACAATTTAAGAGAGGCCACAACTAGTGTTTTATCAACCTTAACTCCGAGAGAAGAGAGAGTTCTCAGAATGAGATTTGGTATAGGAATGAATACTGATCACACTTTAGAAGAAGTAGGCCTTCAATTTTCAGTTACTCGGGAAAGAATTAGGCAAATTGAAGCTAAAGGTTTGAGAAAACTTAAACACCCGAGCCGCTCAAGAAAGTTAAGAAGTTTTTTAGATAACTAATCATAAATTTTTCATTACATTTAAAATTCTTAAAAAAGTTTTGTAAGAAAAAATTTGATCAACTAATTGTGTCTTGACATCATTTTCAATTGTTTGGGCAACACTTGGTCTAATCTCTACCATTTGTGCATCAGTAGGAATTTCATCATTTAACAAAATTGGTCCAGTTCCGTCTTCGTTATCAGTAGTACCGTTTCCATTAACATTTACAATTTTTACCCATTTGTAAGTTACTGCACCAAGATAATCTGCGGCGCCAACTTTTAGTGTTGCATCTGGAGCAAAATGTTTACCTTCAGGTGCAACAAATTTTACTGAAGAACCTGGCTTTACAAGTTTTAAAACCGACGTTGTAAAACTTCCAAGTGTTTGTTTTATATCATTGATGTTAGACAAATATCCTGTGCTAATATTAGTATCCTGTGTTGTTTGGTTCCAAGTGATTTTTAAATCAGTTGTGTCTACCGCAGGATATTCACTAAAATAATAATTTCTAATTTTTTTACTACCTAATATAGGCTCAATAATGTTTAGGATTATTCCTTCTATATCAGTCTGTGTACTAAATGTAAATTTTTCTTTCGTATCTAAAAGCTCTTTGTAGAGTACTCCGTCTGTACCAAAAAGATTTGTTGAACTATATTTTCCTGTTGCATCTACTAAATCAAAATATCTTGAAATTCCACTTGTAGTCCTGTTCACGCTTTTTGTTTTTATGATTTCCTGGCTTATTGTAAGTGGACCAATTTGATAATCTTCAGCAGTAACTAATCTATTTTGTGTGTAATACGTTGCCGGGGCTTTTTGTTTTATATTGAGATTTGATTCTGATACACTGGCATTATCAACAGTATATTTCAATTCAAAAATTATAGATAGTGTTTCAACTTTTCCTATGCTACTAACATACTCAACATCAATACTAATACCTCTCATATCATTAGGAGTAATAATAATACTTTGATTTTTGCTTGTTCTATAGTATGTTCTAAAATCACCTTGAGGTAAATTACCAAATGTACCGTCAGCAAAAATTAAACTTACTCTATCTTCTATCCTAGATAGAACACTATAAATATTTCTAATCTTTTTGTTTAAGCTGTTATAAATTACATTGTTACCTTCTACAGCATCAACCTTTGTCCATAATTCATCTTCGCTTCCTGTCGAATCTAATTTATAAAGCCAGACATCTGAATTGTTAATGTTTGTTGCTTCTATAGATACTGTTTGATTACTGCTAGGATTAATTACACTAAAGTCACCGCTATCTAAAGATCCTTGTCTAAAGTGACTAAAAAATCCTGTGTTAGCACTACCTGCACCTCTTCCGTCTTCCCTATATATTAAGGAAAAATTATTTCCTGGCTTAGGTGTTTCTTCTATTATTTGTGTTGCTGATAAATCAGTCGACACAATATCGAAGTTAGTGCTTTGTCCATCAATTGGTTGTGAAAAACTAAACAAAGGCACACCGGTATTATTAGTATTCAATCTATATTGTTCTGTAGGTATTCCGTCTATTATTTCTTTTTTCACGGGCTTTCCAAACACTCCATTTACTGGCATTGCTCTGTTTAGAACTTTAATAAATTGTTCGTACCAATTTGGGTTTGCAGGATCGTTCCATAGAATAGTTTGATTCTCTAAATTAATATTATTAGAATCAACAAAAGATTCAGTTGTTGTTACACTAGCTATTTTCATAATACCATTTGCCGCTTGATTTCGTTTTGGATTATAACTAAGCAACCTTGCAAGACGTAAAACGCTTTCTCGTCTTTCTGCTAATTCTAGATAATTTTCTCTGGCGTTCAAATCCATTCTGAACGCTAAATTTTGTCCTAAGAATGCAATAAGATCAATCAAAGCTAAGTATTCAGAACTTTCAATATAATCATTAAAGTCTTCAGGATAATTCTGGCGTAAATAATTAATCATTGTTCGACGTAGGTTGTCGAAATCATAGCTTTTGAAATCTGCATTTCTATACGATTGATAGATGCGTTTCCAATCTTCTGCTACTAATAATCTATTTTGTCTGTCTGTAGATGACATATTGCAATCCTTTTTAATATTTATCGAACAATGTTAACTACGTATATAATTAGGAGGTTAAAAACCCATTATTTTCATCAAACGTAAGTTTCATTTTTTCCGATATATTGTACGGTAAATATTCCAATTCAATCTCAACTTGAATGCCACTTTCGAATTGATCTACAATAACACTTTTTACTTTTACTCTTGGGTCTGTATTTACAATACGTGTGATATTTTGCGTTACAGCATCTTTAAGTGCAGGCGTTAGAGGTTCAAATAGAATATCCCAAATTATTGTTCCAAATTCTGGATCTGATAATTTTTCTCCTTGTCTTATATGAAAATGGTTTATGATATCCTGTTTGATCAGGGCAATATCATATAACACAGGATTTGTATTATTAGGATTAACTGTGCTGATTCCCCTATAATACTTAGAGCCCAATTCATAAGAATTTTGCTTTTGATTACCTTTTACTGTAATATCTTTAAATAATTTTTTTTCTAATGAACTCATACTATATTTAACCTATTGTTTTTCTGAATGTATCTCGCACTGTTCCTGCTGTGCCTTTACCTGGTGTCGTTACAGTGCTACTATCTGTCTTATCGGGTGTATGTAGAGTTGGATCTGCATTTTCATGTCCATCCCATGGTTCGTGTTCTGGAATTCTTTGTGGAGTTTTTGCATCTTCGGCTGATGTAGGAGCAGTCGGCGCACTTGCACCATATCCGCCTAGTATCTGATTAGGACCTGAATTTTGCCACGGAGATCCTGCTGATACTCCATTTACGTTACCTGCTTGTACCTGTGGTGAATTTACCATTTCTGATACTAATGCTTTGCCGGTTACATCAAGATTATTCATATGTGTTTTTGGCGTGTCAATATCTAATTTTCCGGCTGTAGTTATTTTACCATCTGAGCCGGCTTTTATTTCTATGTTCATAGCGGCAGTTTCAAAAATATTTTCTGTAGCGTTTAAATTTATAGTTCTTCCTGCTTGTAAATTTATATCTCTATCTGCTTTAAAATTCAAATCATTTTCAGAGTGTATACTTACACTATCCGCTGAGTATATGTCAATTTTTCCGTTGGCGGTCAATTCTATCCAACTGTTTCCGCTACCATGACTAATGTAAATTAAGTCTTCTGAATTATGCAAAAGAATTTGATGTCCTGTGCGTGTCTTTAATTTTAAAAATTCGTTATGCGGTATTGTAGGATCACCTGATTCTCCTTTTTCAACATTAGCATATTCCAATCCGCCTTCGCTTGCTTTAGACTTTCTTAATAAAGATGCATCTCCGTCATCCATTATAAATGTACTGCCACCTAATCTATTAAATGGTACTTGACTTTGAGCAAATTTTTCTCCATATGCTGTTTTTGGTTTTCCTGGCCTTCTATCATATGCTCCAGGTGTACTCCAACCAAAAACCATACTAGGTGTTTCTCGTCTTGCACTACTAGTGTTGACTCCACGTGTTTGGTCATCTATTAAACCATTTGTGTTTAAAGTATCACAAGCATCTTGGTTACAAGGTTTAATATATTGTGTTGCATCTTTAGATGCACCTTCTTCTAATACTTTGTTATATTCTCCTACAGGACGGGGTTTAGATTTGGTTTCTTTGTTATAGGTGGTTGATGCTCCTCCTG